ATCCGCAATTCGCTAACCAAGAAATTGGTTAGCAACGTTGCTAAAGATGCTGATGACAAAGCCCTGAATAAGTTCTTAGTAGTCAATGAAGGCTGCAAGAACTGGACTCTTAGAATTGACAACTCTAAGACTGAGACTCTTGTAGGACTCTTAAGACAGGTCCTATATGAGTTTTGGTACAAGCCAAGCGCCACCTGCAAAGGTGGAGCTCCGTTATTTGATCACCCTTACGACATCCTTGAAAAAGGACGCGTGGGGCCAGGATCGAATATCGGGGCAAGCGGAGGCAGCTTCTATGCGAAGCTGTTTTCATCGCGCCTAACTTGTAGTGATCCTTCTCTGTACTTTTGGTACAAGCGTTATATACGAAGCTTCCCTGAATTCTCAAATGCGGAGATTATTCGCATCCAGAACTACGGAGAGGCCTCTATAACGAGCAGTAGTCGTCTAAGCTTTGTACCTAAGAACGATGAGATATCTCGAGTTATATGTATCGAACCCACGCTGAATACATTCTATCAGTTGGGTATCGCGCATATACTTGAGGATAGACTTAACGAGAGATTTGGTATCTCCCTGTCGAGTCAACCCTTCAAGAATCGAGATCTCGCACGTCTTGGTTCGATCACTGACGGTCTATCAACTATAGATCTCAGCAGTGCATCGGACTCGATGTCTTTGGAAATGCTGCGGTATTTTCTACCTGCTGATTTTTATAATCAGCTGATAAAGTATCGTTGCAAATCTATCGACATCAAAGGACGTGGTACAGTAGAACTCGGAATGGTCTCTACAATGGGAAATGGTTTCACTTTCCCGTTGCAAACTATCCTTTTCTCCTGTATCGTCATCGCCGCCGCCAGATTTAGGAGCAATCCTATTGACGGCAAAGGCTCGGATAGACTCTGGGGTGTTTTCGGTGATGACATAGTATGTCCGCGTGAAATCACGGCGGATGTCATATGCCTTCTGAACACTCTTGGGTTTACCGTTAACGATGAAAAGACCTTTGTCGAAGGTCCGTTCAGAGAGTCCTGTGGTGCCGACTTCTTTAATGGAGTTGACATTAGGGGTATCTACATTAAAAAGGTAGATACCCCCCAGGCTCTTAACGTTGCAGTTAACCAACTTATCCGCTTTTCGACAAAAAGCGGGATCCAATTGAGGCATACGATTAAACTGCTTTTATCAGAGATAAAAGTGAAGCTTTTCGTGCCCCCTTATGAGGATCTCTCGTCCGGCATACATGTACCTTATGAATTTGTGCGTGAACACTTCCCTCGGAATAGGGATACCCAGTCCGTCTTGTACGAACTGTGGATCCCCCGAACGAAGTACCTTCGCATCAAAGATCAAGGGTTCATTTTATGTCCTCGCGGGTATAAGCGACTCATATACAACCCTAGCGGGCTGTTGTTGAGTTTTCTGCAAGGTGAGGTTAACGGATGTAGTATTGGTGTTAGAACTGACACCATTCGCTACGTTCGAAAGCGCCGAAGCTCATCATTTTGGATGGGCCGCGGTGTCTCAGAGCGCGATCATTTTGATTACGCTCTAGACTGGCAACGGTGGGAATCCGTTGTCGCTGAGTATATCGAAAGGTAACTCGGCGATCCTTGG